GAGCCCACCCCCGCCGCCTTGTGGTTTTCCACCCCCGCCTGCGCCTTGATACGAACCGTCAGGGTTAAACACATAGCCGCCCATGCCACCACCAATGACAGGCGTAAGCCATTGCTTCATGTGTTCAGGATAGCGGTATTGCCCCTGCGGGATCATTGTGCCGCCCTTCACGAAGCACAATTGCAAATGGTCTTTAATCATCTTCCATTGCTCTTTGGTTGGCTCTTTGCCACCGTTCATCTCAACAAAGCCTTGCAGCCAGTATGTAAATTGATCGTGGTTCATAATATATTCCTTATTGTGTAGTATATTCTAATGTTATATTAACCATTTGGCCATTTACAAAGGAAGCGGTGTATTCTTCCCATTCACTATATTCTTTATTCATACTACGGTAAAAGTTGATACTACCAGTAAAATCATCGCATAATACCCAGCGTTCATTATCTTGATACATGTACCCACCTAGAAAATGGTCAGTAGTATCAACCCAATGAGCATCATATTCTTCTAGCCAAAGGTATGCATGGCCATCGTTTTGGTCTATTTCTATCTTATATTCATGCATAGCCTGATCAGGTGTATCTTTGCTCTGATACTGAATATCATTGTAGTAAATATAATCAAACATTCCCATGATCTATTTCCTCCTCAATAGTTTTTTGAAGCCAATACGATTTTGCAAATATGTTCCAACCTTTCAATATGCTCGTATGCACGCCATGGGCTCGTATCAACCGCAACTACTCCGTGTCTATCCATACCAATGATATTATACTTAATCGCACCTGTTTCTTCATTTAATCCAATGTTCTTTATACATGCATCAGCCAAGTCTTGTGTGATAGGTGGTAGCATGGGCACGGTTGGTCCGACTGTGGTGTATCGGCTTAATTCTGGAAATTCGTTCAGTAAGTTCGGTAAGTCAATCCCTGCGTACATTGCCGCTGTAGTATATGTCGGATGAAAGTGCATAATTACACGCACTTCAGTATCAATGTTTTTCTGTAGACCAAAGTGCATAGGCAATTCACCACTTGGTTTCAAATTGGTACTGATATCAGTATAAGGCAAATCTTCCCAGCCATACAGAAACTTCGCAGTACCAACTCCACTTTGAATATACTGGTTAATTTTAATCTTTTTAAATTGATCAGGCTGCAAAGTTTGCTTGCGTACACCACTCGGTGTAACGTAGAAATGATCACGGCCATGATGACGAATACTGACATTGCCATCACGACTAGTGATCCAGTTACGCTTGTAAGCGTCTATCATTATATCACAAATCGTTTCTAACATATTCTTCCCTTAACTTTCTCTGTAACTTATGATATAACTGGAACATCTGTATCTGTATGCTCATTAGCTCTCCATAATCAGGGTCAGTGTTCTCCATGTTATCAAGCAATAATATTGGTCCTAAATTCTTTTCTATGATATTATACTTCATCTTTATCCTCTATGCATTTTATATGCTCACGCTGCTCAAACTTCTGCTCTTGCATAGTCTTTTCACCCCAGGCCTTGCGAGGGTTCATACAAACTAGACAATTCTTATTACCACAACCAAACATAGACCTCTTGGCATATTTGTGGGGATTATTGGTTACATCTTCAAAACCAAATACCTTTGCTATCTTGACCTTTCTTACAACCTTCTTGGTCTTTTGTTGTATACGCTCTGAATGCTTGAGTTTATCATTCTCTGTAGACATATTTACTCCAGTTTGAGTTCAGTGAGTTCTCCATTAACACCAATATCACCACGAATAAAAGTATTAAACGATAGGCTGGTTCTAAGGTTCTTGCCTTGCTTCTGCTCAACCATATGCTGCAGCTCAGACGGAAACATAACAAGGGCGCCTGTGCCGACAGGGAACCACCATGATTCTGAATTATATAGATTCCATGTGGCTATATCAGGTTTGATTCTCTTGTATGCATCGGAACTATAAAACATAATCTTGTCCTTATCAATATCAGAATCAAGGTACAATACACCAGAGACCAAACTATTTGGGTGTGCATGGCGATGGTGAAACTCACCAGATTTTGTATAGTTAATCCATGATTGTGTGATATAAGGCTTGACCTTATCCTTTACACAAAGAATATTGAAGTAGAATTCATTGACATATTCTTCCAATAATTTTTTGATATCAGCCAATTCAGGTTGATTCAATATGTAATTATCGGCAGTATGAACATTGCCGTTATTCTTTACAGTCTTGGATTGGTGCTTCTTAACAAAGGCCAATTCTTCCTTTGTATATGGTCTACCCATTTCACCAAACATAACAGGTGTGGGAAATAGGCCATGTATAATAGGTTGCTTCATAATATTCCTTTTTCAATCATTATATCATACTTTTCAGTTTTGTGTGGCAATAATGCAAAAAACCACCCGTAGGTGGTCATTCATGCCTCAATCGTTTCCTGTGCGTCTTTTGATATAACATAATTAATATACTTAATCGCATCATTTTCATTATCATAATATTTAATAATTGTTTGGGCTGTGTGCATACTCATAAACACTAAAAGTATATTAACATCCAAATACAAAGAAAACTTAATAGCCCAACCATTGCGTATGATTGGGCTAAAGCTCCGGGAACTACTCTTTATGTCCTGTAGCAGTAACGACCTTAAACTTTCCGGATTTAACGATTTCTTTTGCATTAACATTCATATCTTTAACAGTATCAATAACCTTACTGGTGTATATATTAAATGTGTTATTCGTAAATTGATCAAATGCTTTAACGCTGGATACTTGAAAAGCTTCAATTGTATCTAAAAAAGTTGAAGCATACTCTTTGGTCTTAGAATCAAATTCTGTGACCATTGATTGTGGGTTAAACATATTAAACATGGTATTTTCCTGTTCTGATGTATTCAGCTCGTTTCATTCTTGCTTCAATGACTGCGCCGAAGAATATTTTAAAAAAGTTTATGATTGTTTGCATGATTATTCCTTATACAAATACTAAGTTTTTTGATATTAGTGTTACTACTTATATTAGTATTTATAAGGAATCACATTTATTTATGTTGCAAGCGCACAATTTTTCAGGTATAAATTACTTATTTTCTTGGTAATCTTCATATTTCATTTTCGCCAGAATATAATCTTTAACTAATGATGACCTCACGATATCATCGGCGGTAAATTCAATACGAGTAAAGGCTGACATATGCATGGCAATATCAAAGAATTTTAGAATGCCTGACATATCATTCTTTTTCTTATTCAGGTCAGTTTGTCTATAATCACCACACCATATAATTTTGGACATATGCCCAACACGGGTCATAACGGTATCAATTTCTTCATAGGTAAGGTTCTGCATTTCATCCACAATAATAATAGCATTATCAAATGACATTCCACGGATAAATGATGTAGATATAAACTGAATGTGGCCTTGTTCCTCAAGACGATCCCATGCGTCCTTGCGACCAAATAATGTCTCGCATATCTGACGATACGGTTGCTGATAGATATCCATCTTTTCATTCACATCACCAGGCAAATGCCCAATTTCTCTTGATTGTACAGCAGAACGGACAACGATGATTTTATTAAATGGGTTAGATTTGTCCATCACCTCTTCAATGGCTTTATATAATGCACAGAAGGTTTTACCAGTACCAGCCACACCATGTAATGCTACAAAGTAATCACCTCTTTTGTAGGCATCAAAGAATAGTTTCTGATTTTGTGTTAGAGGATCAAATGTTTTTAAATCATCCAATCTTAACTTTAATTGATTGGATGGTTTTGGTGCTGGTTGTTTAAGTTCTACAACATTTTCATGAGCTAAGTTGGTTGCTTGTTTGCGAGCCATTGATTTTTCCTAATACATGAGTTTTGTGGATTTTACAGGTTACCCAAGAGTTCCAATATTGTTCACTTAATAAAGCATGACGATTGAATATTTCCCAAGTTTCCCAGTAATTGCAAGCTGATCTAGTTTTACACAAATATAATATCTCTCTCGTATATTGATCCTCTCCGTTTTTAATAACTTCTTTCTGTAACTCCTCATTACTTCCCCAGTAATTTAGCCAATCACTGGCCTTCCGTATCTTTTTCTTTTTACCTTTGATTTGACGATAACCAGCCTTGGTAAATAGTTTTTTACCAATATACTTTTTACCTGTTTGATGGTGTGTGATTAAGTAAACATAACCTACATTATCGGCTATGTGTTCTTCTTTGAATTCTTCTGCTGTATTATGATAATACCAAGTCAATCAATAATCCTCATCCTGCTCAAGATCATCTTCTAAAATATGTTCCGCACAAAAAGGACAAAATCTAGGTGTATCTTCACAGTTCAATTCATCGTATGACAAAGTAAAAACAGAATCACAATTAGAGCATTGATGTTTAACTACCGTCATTTATTCTCCATGTTCATTGTTCTATAATTTGCTATTGCTGCCTTAATTGCATCTTCAGCTAAAATAGAACAGTGTATCTTAACGGGAGGAAGTGCCAATTCGGTGGCAATGTCTGTATTTCTAATTCGTCCAGCATCTTCAAGAGATTTTCCTTTGACCCACTCAGTGACCAACGAGGAGCTTGCGATTGCTGATCCACAACCATAAGTTTTAAATTTAGCATCTGTAATGATGTCATTTTCAACCTTTATTTGCAATTTCATTACATCACCGCAAGCAGGTGCACCAACCATCCCTGTGCCGATGTTCAACTCATCTTTCGCAAATGAACCCACATTCCGTGGATTCTCATAGTGATCCAATACTTTTTCAGAATATGCCATTAATTTTTAGGGTGTTTTCCACCGCAAACTGGACAACCTTCGTCTGTATTTTTCATATTATTTACTAAAATATGATTTAACTTTTGCCTGTGCAGCTACAGCCCAAAATGGTTGTGGAAAATTCCAACCAACAACGGCACCAACTGCAACCCAAAATAGAATTTCTAGCATTTAAATCTCCTTGTTATACTGCAAAAGATGAACCACAACCACATTTATTGGTTGAATTCGGATTTTCAATCACAAAATTAGAACCACTTATTTCTTTCTTAAACTTAATTACAGAACCCGTTAGGTATTGCATAGACATGGCATCAACTATTAAATGAATATTATCATTAACAGAAAAACTAAAGTCATCATCACTTTCTTCTGTATCCCAAGTAAAGCCATACTGAAAACCAGAACACCCGCCGCCTTGCACAAACACCCTCAATCCTTTGAGGCTCATGTTGTTCTCATCAATATATAAATCAGTAATTTTATCTTTAGCTGATTGGTCTATTGTTATCATATCATTGGCACCAAGATTGTTTAGCTTCACCATAGTATTCACGAGCATAACCATTTTGAATTAGTAATGCTCTGAGTGATTGGCCATCCAATATAATATCACCCAACACACGGCCACCATATTTGTCCCATGACATAATAGTAACCAATCTTTGTTTACTTGCATTGATTACTTTCTTGGTGAATTCGCTTGCAGCTAAACCACGTTCTGCTTCAGAAGGGCATTGAGCTCTAAATCCTTTCTCTGGTGTATCAACACCATAGACACGGACAGATAGAACAGGTTTCAAAGGTGCAGGTAAAAATGTGGCCTGAAACTCTACAGTATCACCATCAACCACACGGGTTAATGGAAATTCATAGGTTACAGCCTTAGGTTGTTTTTGTGCCAATGCCATTACAGGCATCAGCATCAAAATTACTAATAGTTTTTTCATAACTTCCTTATGCAGCCTTACCCCAAACATCGTTCCATGTTCCTGATAATGTGCCTTTTGAATAATCGGTTGATCTATTTTCAAAGAAATTTGTATGAGTTGGAGCATTAATCATTGTTTCAACCCAAGGTAATGGATTGCGTTTAACTTTAAATATGCCTTTCATACCAAGACTAATCAATCTCCTATCAGCTATATATCTAATATATTTTTTCAACTCATCGGCTGTTAAACCTTCATGTTGACTAACACCAAATGCTAGATCAATGAATCTATCTTCAAGTTCAACCATTCTCTCTGCAATGGTGTAGATACTAGATTTTAATTCATCATTCCAAATTTCAATATTTTCATTGATGTATGTTTTAAACAACTTAATCATATTTTCAGCGTGCATTGTTTCATCAACGATAGACCAAGTAATAATTTGACCCATACCTTTCATCTTGCCTTGGCGGGGAAAGTTTAATAACATCACAAAAGAACTAAACAACTGCATACCTTCTGTAAATGCTGAGAACACAGCAATATGCTTTGCAGTATTTTCTTTGGTTCCATTCTTATCTGAAATATCCAAAACATAATCGTGTTTATCTTTCATTTCTTGATATGATAAAAATTCATTATACGTTGAATCGGGCAACCCTAGTGTTTCAATCAAATGTGAATATGCAGCAATATGTAATGCCTCACGAGCTGCAAATCCCAATAACATCATACGCACCTCTGGTTGTGGAAAATATGGTAGATAATTTTTTACATAACCACCTGCCACATCAATATCACCTTGTGTGAAGAAACGGAAGATATGGGTCAGAAATTGTTTTTCTTCATTGGTCAATTTCTTTTTCCAATCTTTAACATCTTCAAGCATAGGTACTTCTGAATGAATCCAATGGCTTTGTTCGTGTTTTAACCATGCGTCATAAGCCCATGGATAATTAAAAGGTTTAAAGCTGTTTCTTGTGTCTGTTAACTTACTTTCTGTTTTCTTGATCATTTTCTCTCTCGTACATGACTGTGTTTGTGTCGCCTAACGCCCATTTTGAATCTGTTTCAACTGACCACCGTTTGGTTGCCACTCTAAAATCTGGTATCTTTAACTCTTTAGGATTACTACTTGGTTCTAATACTAGCATACGATTGTTTGGTTGTGCTGCGTACTGACCATTATCTAGTTTAATAAAATTGTATGATTTGTGATCAGGAACATCTTCACTAAAACCGGTGTCTAATATGTTGAAATCCGGATGAGCCGAATCAACAGTAAACATATATTCTCCAAATGCCCATTGACCATTCTTCAATTTAATCTTACACTTCATAGACTGTAATTGTGCTTTCTTTAACACGGTGATATCATAAGATAAACAGTCCCACAATTGTAAATAGTCTAGTGGGTATGGTTCACCTTCAATAGGCTTCCAACAAAAAGCATGAAGTGGTAACTTATCATACAATGCACCATATTCATTTAGATAGGCTTCAATACGAAACGCCTGACCTCTTAATGATTTGATTGATACCCACCAACAAGGAACTAATTCGCCGTGTCCTTTTTCAAAATCATATAAGAATTCTTTACGAATAAAACAACCTACAGGAGGAAGGTTTGCTATAATATGCGCCATTTACCAATGCCTTATGATACCTGCTACGATGAATAAGTTTGTTATTATATAACAAACTACAATAACTGTCCTAATAATTGCAATTTTATCCGACTCTAAATCACATGAGCCGGATTTTTCGCCTAGTGCTTTTGCCCACAATTTCCACATATACTACTGACAAGCCAAGCACTCATCACCGCCAATCACAGCACTCATATCCAATTCTTTGATGATTTCTCTCTCAATTCGTTTTGATATTTTATCTGCTTTAGCAAGTTTTTCACTACGGCAATAGTAAAGTGTTTTTAATCCTTTTTTCCATGCCATAAAGTGGCATATATGTAAATACTTGATATTTGCATCTGGTCTAAAAAATAAATTCAGTGATTGTGCCTGATCAATATCTTGTTGACGGTCAGCTGCATGTTCAATTATCCAACGCTGATCAATCTCCATGCCAGTTTTGTATATATCTTTCTCATAATCATCTAAAATATCCAAATGTTGCACAGAGCCATCATTTGCAATAATAGATGACCATGTATCTTCCATTTGTTCTTCTGTTAAACCTTTACTGCGGAGTAATACATCAAGAAATTTATTCTTATTCAAATGCGAACCACTCAATGTATCCTGGCGGTAAGCGTTAGCCCGATAAGGCTCAATTGAAGGACTGGTATTTCCCATAATAATGCTTGAAGATGCATTGGGAGCAATAGCCATAACGTGACTGAAACGGCGACCAGTACCAGCTGCATCAGGAGCTTCACCTCTCTCACTACCCAATTGTAAATTCGCTTCATCTAATTTACCCCTGATATATTTAAATACTGACATGTTTATACTTTTTGCGACTGCTCCTTCAAAAGCAACATTTTTTTTCTGTAGATATGCATGGAAACCCAGAGCACCAATCCCGATACTGCGCTCACGCATAGCACTATATTTTGCTCTTTTAATCCCATCAGGAGCATTATCAATAAAATACTGCAAGACGTTATCAAGCATCTCTGCCACGTCCCGTAAAAATAATTTATCATTTTTCCAGTCATCATAAAACTCCAAATTAAGAGAAGATAAACAACATACAGCTGTACGGTCTTTATCTGTTGGTAAAATAATCTCCGAACACAAATTAGATTGTTTGATTGATAGACCTAGTTTCTTTTGAAACTCAGGCATGGCATGATTACTTGTATCAATATAGTGGATGTATGGTTCACCAGTTAGCATACGGGTTTCAAGTATGCTTTGCCAAAGTTCACGAGCTGATACAGTGTCACGAACAACACCTGAAGCGGGATCTTTCAGTTCCCATGTATCATCCATTTGATTGTCCAACATAGATTGTTCAACCAAATTCATAAATTCATCAGTAATATTAATACCGTGATGTAAATTCAAACACCTCATGTTTTGATCGCCAGTTGGCTTACGCATCTCTAAAAACATACGGATATCCGGATGACTAATATCAAGATATGCTGCGTAACTTCCACGGCGTGTGCGGCCTTGGCGATATGCTAATGAGCTTGCATCATAGGTTTTTAAGTGTGGCATAATACCTGTTGATTTGTCATCAGCACTACGAATTCCTAGGCCAATACCAACACCACCACCTAGCATTGATAACCAATTTACTTCCGAAAGACAATCAACCAAACCTTCTGCGCTATCGTGTAGATAAGGTAAGAAGCATGATATAGGAAGGCCACGCTTAGAACGCCCAAAAGAAAGAATGGGAGTAGAATAACTGAGCCAATGCTTACTGCTGTAGTCATATAATCTTTGCGAATGTTCCAAGTTTGACCCGAACGCTTTTGAAACATATGCAAATCTCTCCTGTGGTGATTTTTCATCTTCTTTCATGTACGATTCTTGCAATCGTTTAATGCCTAACTCATCAAACAAACCATCACGAGAATATTCTACCCTAATATCATGTACGATATCTTGCATTAAAAACTCCAATTATTATTATTCTGTTATAAATTCTGATGCCATCGGGAATACTTTGGCGATTACTTCAGCACAGGCCAATGCGACCTGCATATGTTCTTTTTGTGTACCGTTACCTGAACGCACTTGAATGAAATGAATCCAACTGCGTAATGTTCCATTCATGTATAGGCGTGATACTGTTAAACCTTCTGGTAATACAGCACGAGCCTGTTCTTTTGCGATACCGTTTTTTACTGCCCATTCATAAGCTTTAGTTGATGCTAGAATAACATCTTGTTGCATCCATTTCCATTGCTCTCTAAGATTCTCTGCAAACAAGTTATCCTCAAGTTCAACACTATTCTGACGATTCTTAGTATCTTGCAACCTTGCTTCTCTTAATACAAAATCCAAATCTTTGGTTGGGTCAGCATATCGTTGACTAAACTCCTGAAATGAAAACGAACGATGACGTAACATCTGCCTTGCAATATCTCTTGTCGTTTCAATCTCCAGACACACACTAACCATTTCAAGTGGCGACCAATGGGCATTTTTTACCAAATATTTGATAAGTTTTTCTGAAGTTTGTGTATTGAGTTGGTTACTAGGATTTGATACACGAGCACAAAAGGCAATCAGGTCTTGTAAATCTTCTAGATTAGAATCCAACATTTCGTCGGACGGTTTACTATAGCTAATTAATTTTACTTTCATAATCTTTTCCACATATTGAATTTTACTTGAGCCTGCAACCCTTTGAAGGTGTTACTACTTATAATACTTTCTATTTCATCCGGTGAAATTCCAGACATGACCATTTCATTAATATCTTTTCCTTGCATCGTATCAGGCCAAATTACTATGTTATGTTCTGATTTGATTGCATCTTGCATCATCTTCACGATATCCTTATTGCGACTTTCATTGTCATATATCAAAACTTTATTTACAGCAGAAATTTTATCTGCTACTTGTATTAGGTTTGCATCGGCAGCTGCAACACAATTCTTTAGGAATAAACTATCTATCGGTCCCTCCACAATCTTTACCGTATCATGTATATTCAATCTATCCATACCGTAGACCAACTTTTCTTCACTATCGTTAGTTCGTATAGTAATGTATCGTAAAGTCTTGTCTGAAGTCTCCAATGCACGGCCAGACACAGCAATCAGATTGTTGTACTCATCATAAAATGGTATGATTAGGCGAGCATCATCAACTAATTTCTTACCGTGATTTGGTACCAGTGCATCAATAAATTTCTTATAGTGCTGTGTGAAAAGGAGTTTGTCGTAGATGTTATTTGGTATTTGCCTTTTTGTCAAATATACTTTACAAAAATGTTCATCAGGCAACTTATCACACCACTCGGCATGCTCAAATACCTTTTCTTTATCTAACTTGTCAAACCTAGGTGATGGTATAATAAATGTTGGTTTTGCAATATTGGTGTGTCCTGATTCACCATTTTTATATCTCTCAAGAATATATTCTTTATATAGAGAACCATCCATACTCTCAATTAATTTACCAATGCTTGTGCCGGCTCCGCAGTTTTTACATGAATAAAAAAGGTTGTTGCCTTTCTTATACACATAACCACGAGCCTTCAGGGGATTTTTCTTTGAGTCTCCACATAAAGGACAACTAAAATTCCAAACATAGTCATTCTTACGCTTGAAATTACGGAGACGATGAGATATTAAACCAATATACTTGATTTCAACTGATAGTGTCATAATATAAAAAAAAACTAAAAAATAAAATTACCCAAATATTTTAAATATTATTTCGGTATGCCCTGAAACCCAACCAATAACAGCAATTGCACCAGCAATAGTCCAAATCCATTTATCTCTAGATTTTTCTAAAGATGTTATTTTATTTGCCATTTCTGCATGTTGTGAACATGATGTATTATACATCTTTTCTAGCTGAGAAGTCAAGTCATCTCTTGTTTTATCAAGGCAATCATGTACATCTTTAACATCTACTTTCAAATCGTCAATTTTTTCAGTCAGATTCTCAATTCGTGTTTCAACAATACCTATTCTTTCTGTTTGTGTTGGCATTTTCATGTTCTTCTATTTTGGTATTAGGTGACCAAATTCAGCTTCAGCCTTGCGTGTGCCTGGACCAGTAATGCCGTCAGCCTTTATTTTAGCTCCAACTGATATTAGTTGTTGTTGTCTTTTTTGCACAGTAGCATCAAATCCAGCTGGTTTAGAAGCCGTTGCTGGTACTTTTGTTGGAACCGGCGTGCCCTCAAGTTTCTTATGTACTTTGATTGTTCTACAAGTTTGTTTTGGTTTACCATCTTGCGATAAAACAACTTTACCATCTTTTCCAACAACATCTTTACATATCGTTTTAGTTTCAGCTGCAGCATATGCATATGATAACATGAAAAACGATGTAATAGTGGCAAATATATATTTTTTCATTTTTTGTCCTATAGTTGTGGAGTTGGAGCAGGCGGAGGTGCTTTAGCTGAAAAAGGTGTTGGAGTCGGCATCACAGAGGTTGGCGTTATTGGCATTGGCATAGATGGAGTTAATCCACCATTGTTTGCACCAGCCATTTTTTCTTGTGTCCGGCCAAATGCAGCAATACCCAACACAGCACCCATGGCCAAATGGAACAAGCCAGCACCGGCTAGTGTGATCGGATTCCATTGACTTGTGACATTACCGCCGTGGATGGCCTGTACCATACTCCATAGAACAGGAAATAAAACAAAATCGGTAATACACACAATCATGTACATCCAACCCATCATTGGACGCCATTTTGAATTCATCCAATCTTCTTTCTTTTTCTCGCTGGCACTCATTTCTTTTTGTTCTATGTCAGACATTTATATATTCCTATGTTAAGCACCAAAAACATGAAGAGCGTGTTCATAATGTTTAACTCTATCTTCAAGACCAATGTAACCACCGTTAATAGCTTTAGTTAGACCTTTAATATCACCAACATCAGCAAATCTGTTTAGGTTATTAGATTCCCAGAACCAACAAGCCGATTGTGCAGCACCTTCAAATGTAGCAAGGTATTCAGGAACATCTTCAACATTCATTTCAACACTTTCAGCAAACCTAGTGTAATTATCTTTACCTGTTAACTGAATTAAACCTTTACCTGCATATTTCCAACCATCACCTGACGATTCTGGTCCATTGCCCATTCTATCACAGTATGCACGATTGGCAATTCTTTCTTGTTGACCAGCATATTGAGCTGCGATTTCTGGTGGAAATCTAGAAGGCCAAACTCTTGATAATGATGCAGCCGAGTAGTTCAAGTTTTCTTTTAGAGCAGTAAACCCAGCCGATTCATGAGCACACTGAGCGATAAATGCAGCCATGCGTTGAGGTGTATTGATCTCGTAGTCTGGAAATAACTTAGAGAGAGCCCCATGCCATTGCTCGACATAAGGATTAGTTGGTAATAATTGTTTTAATTGTTCTAATGTTAATTGCATTTTAATCTCCTAAACTGGAACAACAGCACTAGCTACGGTAAGAATTGCAACAATAACTTCACGAAGTTGTTGATCTCTTTCAAAATCATTTGCGTCATTTTGAATTTGCTCAACAACTTTTAAATTGTTAGAAAGTTCTTTGAATTCTGAAGCCGTTATTTGACCTGTTGCGTAAAGATGTTGATAGTCTTGTGCCTGTGCGGCTAATTGCTCTAATGCTTTCATCTTGGTTTACTCCCGACAACTCGTTGTATTTCTTCTGCCGATTTGGCAATAGTATTTAATTTAGCTTTACAATATACTGGACTAGGATTTTCTCTTTTATAAAGTTCATCTACCATGACATATAACTTATCTGATAGGTCAATAGTGGCCTTGTTCTGTGGGATATACTCAGCAAAATTTTTAAATTCTAACGATATAGTATATAATGTTTTTACAGATTCTTTTGAACAATCACCAACAATAGCTTGTGTTCTAAGTTTATTTACTAATGCATATTCCGTTGTATCATAATTCGCCATGAACAATGAGCATCCAGACAATAACATTACAGATAAGATAACTAGTTTTCTCATTTTACGCTCTCAAATATTTCTTTCTGTTGTTTGTACCATTCTTGCCATGTTTCAACTTTTATTTTACATTCGTGATATAAAGTGTAATTATTTGTAACAACCACCAATACATCACTTAGCTTTGATGTTTTTTCTACTTCTTCCAATTCAACACACGATTTTTGTAGAGAATCAGGAATACTTGGAAAATTACGAGCAACAGGTACAGTCGTGCATCCAAATAAAAATACAATAGGTAAAATCAATAATTTTTTCATTTCACGCCACGAGCTGATGTGTTTAATAAATCAATAACATTTGGTTCAATTTTACAAACCTTATCTATGGTTGGTGCATTTGCTTTAATATTTTTTCTTGTAACATATTGTATTTCTTTAACTGTTTTCACTCTATCAATATAAACAGTTTCTATTTTAACATTGGTTTCATTTGATTTTGCTTCAGCAATAGCAACTTTTTGCTCAAGATCCTCAACTTTCGCTCGCCATACTTTCTCTGTTATTAAACTGCCTTCAAAGAAAATTCCAAAAACAATTAAAACACTTGAGATTATTTTTAATGGTACACTATATTGACTAACAAATGGTACGGCTTTAAGAAATATGTTTGCTAAGTAACCAATTATTCCAATCAAAAGTATTGCATGGACTAAAAATTCTAAAAATGATGTTGGAACAAAAGAAAGGAACCACATTAATTCATTTTCCTACGAATAAAATCACCAAACAACATTTGTCTTTTTTTCTTTGTTATTCCAGGTTCACCTTGAGCGCCGACACCAACACCTGCAATTTGGCCGCCACCAACATTGTTAACTGGTACATCTTCTTGTTTCATTGGGGTAGCATATTTTTCCCAATAATTTGGCCCATAAACGCATTCGGATTTAGTTTCCATTTTTTCACATTTAGGGCAAAACCGCATTTCTTTTTTCATCGTTTCATTTACAGGTTGAGATTTAGTTTCTTTGCCAGACTGCCTTAATTTACGAGCCTGACAATGTGCTTTCTGTGAAAATCCTTTTGGGTTGTTACAATCAATACTTTTCTTGTATTTATTTGACCAATCTTCTTGCATTTCTTTTGTTTTATCTTTCATTGAATTAATAAAACTACGATACACAGCTGCAGAACTTGCTTTACCCATTTCTTTTGCTCTTTGTTCCATTGCAACTGCTGCTTGTATTTTATGTGCGTGTGAGCGACCACTTGACTTAATTTTACTTACACTCGCTTTGGCATCTTCAGGTGTGGCAAATTTAAGGCCATGTATTGTGCCTTTTGGATCTTCGTCTGTATATAAATCAGAATGTTTATCCGATTTAGCAGGTTGACCAGGTTTCCTTGGTATTCTTTCGCTCATTTATTAGAATCCGTTGGTTGCTGCATTGTAAAACACTCTGCCTGTAACATCGGTCGTTTTAGATATCGTTGGTGTAGAATAATTAAATGTCATTGCATCACCACCGCCAGCTTCACCAAACTGTATTCTTATTGGATAATATACACCGGATGTAAGAGAAATAGTTCCACTTCTTTCTTGAACAGCATGTTCACCACCGTTATTTACTGTTGCATTCCCAGTTGTAAAACCTGATACTGCATTTGAACCAACCCAAACATAAGAAGCATCATCACTTGCTGTAAAAAACGTATAAGTTTCTGTTGTAGAAGGTAAAAAATAACCTAACCATTCACAACTAAAGTTCGACCCATCATTACTAGCCGCTTCAGAAATTGCAGTAGTCTGAACCGATGTTGCTGGATTAGTACCATATGTTGTCGGTGTAGCCGTTGCAAAGAAACTGGGTACATTACTAAAATATCCTGCATATGTAGTTTTAAATAAACCCGCAGTATAGGTAATATCTGGTTTGATACTGACACCAGAACCAATTGTAATGCCTGAACCAATAATCATTTAATTTCTCTTAGTGAATTTGCAACACTAGTATCAACTGGTATCTCCGATGATACTATATCTTTACTTTTAATACCTCTCACAACATCTGGCATACAACTAAGGAAAATTAAATATGTTTTTAATGCTGGATAATCTTCTTTTTCTATTTTGTAAAATAAAAGCCTTGTTGCAGCTTCAGGACCAAACACATTATAGAGAACAACAATATGGTTTAAAATTAATCTTTCTTTAATTTCACCAGTTTTACGATGACGATAAAATAAACGCTTCAAATAATTAAATCGTTTCATATCATCTTTAAATTCACTCATTATGCAATTAGGTTTATCGTAAACTTTTATAGCATAAAGCATTACATTTTCACTACACAAATCATCAAACGACATTAATCTTCTTCTTCTAAATCCTCATCTGCGGATATTAATTCTTCTATGCCTTCTTCATCATCTATCAAAGCATAAAAATCATAAGAGCCACTATCAGAGATATAATATAAAACATAAAGTAGTGAATTAGTACCAACAATATTCAATATTACTTCATCACCATCAGTTTCAATTTCGTAAGATGTGGACATATCATATCCAAAACTACGCAATACCTTACGAATTTTATAAAAACCAATTTGAGGTGATAATATTGTACTTGAAAGTTCTTTAGCTAGTTGTTCATTAATTAATTCCTCATTAACTACATCAATAGCTAATGAGGGATCAACTGGCATAGCCAACTCAGATAGAAAATCTTTAAATCTCATCAGAATACGTTTTCGCCATCACCAGTCATGGAACCCATAGCAACAATAGTTTCTGTTTCTACACGATTAGCACGGCCACCCATTGTTATGGTGTATACAGCATTACCACTGGCTGGAGTTAAAACTGGAGTATTAGCATAGAAACCAGGATTAACAATTTGTATCTGTGAGTTTTGAACATATCCTGCTGAATTAACAATAACATATACGTTGGCTTGAACGATGCTGGTTAATCCGTTAGATCCTGTGTTACCAAAACCACTGTTAGCTCTAACAACTAAAGTGCTATTCGCACCAACAGCACCACTATTTGCTGTTATTGTCAGAATCGGGCCCATACCAACTTTACGAATAACCCAACCAGCGTGTTGTGGAATACCAGTTGATTGTGTTGAGCTTCCAGAACTTGAGTTTGCTTGCTCTGCAGCTGTAACACCAAAAACACCAATGCCGGCATTTGTGATGAACGATCCAAGTTTCGTATTTGCATAGTAAACTTGACCATTAGCAGTTACTTGCGGTGTGCTGCCACCATAACCTGAAGTGTCAGTTTGTTTTGGCGCATTGTTAGCTGCGTCTAAGTTTCCCCATAGTGCCATTTTAATTCTCCTAAAATTTGTTTATGTTCTATTTATGTTAAACATTATTCTTAATAACTTGACTTGATAACTCAGGATCCGATTGGAATTTGTCTGAACCATTCATCTCAACTTTTTTTTCAATTTTTTTCTTTTGATCTTTCTTTTTTGCATCAGTCATTGCCTCACGGACAATTTCTAATCTACGAGATTCCCTAACCATAGTTTTATTATTAGGTTGCAATGATCGTTGAGCTGGAGTAGCGTCATTATTCAATGATTTACGAATGTTCGCTACAGTTTTATCAATTTGTTTACCTGTTGCCTTCATCACATTCATAGTTCTATCATTAGCCTGACGATATTTACCTTGGCTGGTTAATGAATCCGAAGATTTCTTAGCCTTCTCTTTGTATCTATCTAAGGTATCAGCTGATAACTCGGTGATTGGTTCAACTTCTTCTGGTAATTTACCTTTAGGACCGTGTGTACCTAAAGCCGCTTTGATAGCTGGCTTAAGTTGCTTTGCTCTGTCACCACGGCGTTTTTCAGCATAATCAGCCGTGTCTTTACTAACATTCGGTGTGTTGATTCCTGGAATATTACCTAAATTGGTTTGTCCTGTTCTAGGAAACTTATGAGGCAAGTTCATACCGGTACGAGCAAGCAACTTATCTTGTGATTGTTTTACACCAGAAGATTTCATTGCTTGAGCACCTCTTGTTTCCCTTAAAGATTCAACTTCCTCATCCAACTCACTCATCATGTAGTTAGCAACTGTTGAAATATAATCTTCTGCTAATGTAATTTTTGATTGTACCCATTCTGGAAGGTTATCTGCATCATCAATCATATCATGCATTTTCTGTGCATTAGCAATGATAGAACGTAAATCTGATTTGGCCATATCACCCTCTTGGTCATATTCACCTTCATCATACTTGTCTTTGACAGCCTCTGAAACAGATTTCCAACTACCACCTTTACTTTTATACCATTTTGATGCCCAACCATTTGCATATGCAGAAGGGTACACATCAAACTTAGATCGAGCTAAAGACTTTGCTTGCGACCATAAGGATGGATTAGTTGGTACATTTTTTTCGTTTAAATTTTCCATGTTCTCACTTATCTTTCCTTTTCCAAAATTGGAAACATTGATTGGTTCGCCTTTTCTTTCTGGATTTGGGTCATGCTTCCGTTTAGCACGAACAGCAGAAGCTCTCTCTTTTTTAGTAAGAGATTCTCGTTTTGCCCTAGACATACATTTAGGTTTAGGTTCTCCAGGTTCTCTAGCACAAGGACCGATTGCCTCACCCTTGCTGTTGATTCTTTTCCAATCTCCAGCAGGGTCTGTTTTACTAAACCATTTACGCAAGTCCTCTTGTAATGAAGAAAAGGATTTCATATTAGTCTTTCATAGCCTGTTTGGTGGCTGTGGCATGCATTACTTCTTTTGCACGGTCACCGTAACGCTCTTTGAAACCAGATAAACCTTTTTTCATACCCTTAACAATTTCTTCTTTCTTTTTCATTTCTGGTTCAGACATTTTGCGTTCTTCTAAATCAATTTCAGATCGTTGAATACCATTTACCGAATCAAAATCTAATACCTCAACGGTTGTGTGAGTTTGTTCATTCTGAACAGCCTGAACAGCACCTTTGGCAACATCAGCTTTCTCTTTGCCTTCTGATTTAGCCTGAGCCTTTTTAATTTCAGCATCAAACTCAGCACTTGTTGGTTCTTCTACGATAACTTCTTCTTTCTTCAGTGACTCAAACAAACCTTTTAGGCCATTTTCTGAATATGTAGAAACCAGTTCTGTAAATCCTTCTTTATACAATTTAGTATTAAAGTTGCGATTTTGCCTAGCACCTTTTGTAACAGGTTTTTTAGGCTTAACTAGTTTTTTGGCCATCTCATTTTCTTTATCATAATCTGTATATCCAGCTTCTACAGACTTTTCTTTACCGTATGTACCTTGATGTTTGTAAACACCATCAACAGATTTGTATTCATCAATCTGTTCTACTTCTTCTTTCATGTGTTCCCAATCAGACATTTTATGTCCAACTTGCGGTCCACTATAACTGTTACTATCTTTAGCGACAGGATGTTTAATCATCATTTTTCTACCTTTGTTGGTAGTAACTTGTACTCTACCTGGACCTCGACCCTGAGCGGATACATATTTTATTTTTTCCTCACCCTCTTCAATCTCTTCTACTTCTTCTTTCTTCATTGAAGCCATGGCTCTTTGTGCTAAAGCTCTAGCACGATTCATTTCTTGACCTTTCTGAACTGGTTTCTTAAATTTGCTTGGGTCATAATGAGATTTAGGTTTACCATATTCTTTTTGGAAATCACCATGACTCAAATCTTTCAAGTCAGCATCTAATTGTCCCATTTTACCTTCATCCAAATCAACTTCTTCTTTCTTCACATCGGCTTTTTTACCTGCACGAAGCATTTCAAAATCTTTGGCAGTATC